CCGGGATGACCGCTGAAGAGATCGGCGAGTGGAGAGCGCGTTTCGGAAACAGAGACGTGACCATCGTCGAGTGTGATGCCGAGCGTTATGACTCCTGCCAAGGCGAGGGTTGTTACGAAAACGGCGCGCGGGTGTACCGCAGATGTGGCATCGATTCCTACGGGAATGCCTCGTTTGCGCTTACGTCAATGAAACGCGCCTACGGTTACACTAGCAAAGGTGCAAAGTACACTGTGGACTACACCATGACCAGTGGGTCAGCCGACACGTCGGCTCGTAACTCCCTCAACAATGGAGCGACGATGGAGTGGTGCATGCGCAAGTTTCAAGAGCTATGCAGGAGCGAGTACAAAATGCTCGTCCATGGCGACGACAATTTTTTGGTTATCGAAGGTCATTTACCGGCGAAACTCCGAGAAGTGTTGGCCAAGATGCTCAAACTAGCGTTCCTTAAACTAGGCTTCAAAGCCAAAGTCAAGGTGAGTACTGAATGGTACGACGTGGAATACTGTTCCTCGTTGTTTTGGCCTGTAGAAGGTGGCTACGTCCTGGGACCCAAGCTGGGCAAGCGGTTGCCGAAGCTGGGATTCAGCCTCAGGAAGTTGGATAAGGGCGAGGTGAAAGGAATGTTACACGGGCTGCAAATAGAAGCTGGATTCATCGGAGTCTTCGCTGAATACGCGCGGATCTGTCTGGCTAAAATTCCCAACGTTAAGACCAAGCGTCACACCGACGCTCGTGCTGTGTACAAGTCTATGGCTACGCGCAAGCACTGTGGTAGCGTTGACACGGAAGTGTTTTTCCTCGAGCGATACGGATTGTCGATGGAGCAAGCAGTCGAAGGCCTCAAGGCCGCCTGCGCTAACTCTTCACTCACGCAGTGTGTTGACTACAGAGATCTGGTCATCTTCACTAGCGTGGATCTATAGTGTTACAAGAAAGGTCATAATCCGGTTTGATAGCCGGTACCTATTGTGAAAAGAATCAGTGTCTGGGCGGGGCACAAAAACATGGATAATTATACTGGGCCCTATTGGTCCGATGGAAA